CAAGACTTATTAGGTCTTCCAAGATTAGGTGAGCAAATCACAATGTTTGAATCTTTAGGTTCTGCATATGGATATGAGCACAAAATCACAGAATGGGCTGATGATAAAATGATGAGAGATGCTTCTGGTAAACCATTAGACATCTTGGTATATGCTCCACAAAGACGTAACCAATTACCACTTACACGTAATGATGTTAAATGGGAACCGTTTATTGAATTCTGGATGCGTAAGTCAATGATTGAATTGAAAGTTAAACGTATGATCTGGGCTAAACCAGGTACAGTTAAATCTGGAGGTTCTAAACAAGAATTGAAAAGAACATCTGCTGGTGTATACCACAGAATGCGTAACAATGGAAACTTGGTACAATATAACAGAGGTGAATTCTCTGCTAACTTGATCCGTTCTGTATTTGGAGATTTATTCTACAGAAGAGTGGATGTGAAAGATAGAAGTGTTAAGATGTATACTAATGAAGCTGGATTCGATGTATTCCAACAAGCTTTGAAAACAGATGCATTAAACTCAGGTCTTACTTTCATGGCTGATTCTGGAAACAGATACTTACAAGGAGAAGGACAACATATCACTTACAACTTTGCATTTGATGCAATGGTAACACGTGAGACTGGTAGAGTTGAATTGATTCACTTGAAAGAATTAGATTTACCACAATCTAACTTAGAGTTTGGACAAAACAAAAAATCTACGCCTGTATTTATGGTGTTTGATGTTTCTCCAATGTCTGATGGATCAATGGTAAATAACATTAGAGAAGTACGTATGAAAGGTGCTCCTTCTATGACATGGGGTTATATTGATGGAACTCGTCATCACTTAGGTTTTGCTAAATCTCAAGGTATGTCAAGTGCTAACAAATTCCCAGGATATGAAATCTGGATGAAAGATAGATGCGATGTATTTATTGAAGATCTTTCTAGAACTGTGTTGATTGAGGAAATGCCACAATTCTAATAATGAAACTGAAGAAGTAATGCTTCCCACAAGAACAGCATACTTCTCTTTTTTCCGAGAAGAATCCCCTCACCTCCTCTCCCTCCTCGAGGGGAAGCTTCTCAAATAGAGTGTTTGAAATAGATAGTATCTAGGTTCAGGTTTCTTCGGTGGAACCACTCTACAAATTGCGATTTAGTGTAACTGGTTAGCACATTGGGCTCATAACCCAGAAGCGAGGTTCGAGTCCTCAATTCGCTACAAATTAAAACCAATTATTAAATTAACTACATATGGGTAAGACAGGCAAAATTTCTACTATTAAGAGAGACTATTCAAATAGTGCTCAACTTCAAACAATGGATAGTGGACTATCACAAAAAGGAATGACAAGAATCCCTGGAACAGGAGTATTCAAATATCCTTATAAAGAATTAGATGGAAAGTACAGAACAGGATTAGATGAGAATGCTACGTACATTAAAAGAATCCAAGATCCTTTAGAAAAAGAATTAGAGATTGAAAGAGTTAAAGCTCTTAGAATAAAACTTGAAAATGAAATAGGTGATATTGATTTAGGACCTCGTTCACAATTTTGGAACTATGGTTTATCAACTTCTACAGATGATCAGACACACGTACAAGTGGTTAAATTATTAGATGGTGATAACTATTTTGATTTATCAAATGCTTTTCAAGAAATAGCTTTTTCATGGTTAAGAGTTCATCCTACTATTGCAAGTTCATATCAAGCTTGGGAAAGAGGAGAATATGCAGCAGATACACAATTTTATGTTGTAGATGATGAGATTGAAAACGCAGTGATATACAAGAAAAAACAATTGATTAACAAAGCTATTGTTAAGTTTGATTCTATGTCTCCTGAGAAGAAGAAAAAAGTTGCAAGACTTTTAGGTCTTCCAGTAACAGAAGAAACAAAAGAAGAAGTGGTTTATAACTTAGTAGATAATATATTGAAACAAACAGAATTCAAGAATGGTAAATATTCAGGATTGAGTCCAGTTGAAGTGTTCAATAGATTTGCAGATATGAAAGAAGCCTTACTCCATATAAAAGATTTAGTAAAACAAGCTGTAGCTCATTCAGTATATAGAATTAAACCAAACGGTAAGGTTTATGAAGGTGAGTTTGAGATAGCTAAAGATGAAGATGATTTAATCAGATTTTTAGCTGATGATGATAACCAAGATGAGTTATTGACATTAGAAGGTAAATTGAAAACTAAAAAACTAGCTGCTGTTTAGTAGCTAGTTTAAAAATATAAAAGCATATGATACCAGTAGATAGTTTATTATATAAGATCGATCAGAAACTAAATAAACTATCAACTAATGAGCATCAACAAATTCAATTAGAAGACAAAATCTTAGCTTTGAATGAAGCTCAGATTAAGTTGATAAAACAAAAAGTTGATGGAATTAGTGTTGCTAATGGATTAGGAATGGATGCATTCAAAAAACGTTATGAAGACTTACAAAGTCTTGTAATGGATTATAATCATCAACCTTTAACATTAACATTAGAAGATGCTAATTTAAATCAATGGTCTTCTAATGTTCATTTACTTGAACCTAAGTATATGTTTTATGTTGACAGTTATGCATTAGCTGATAAAGGTAGATGTAAAGATAGAAAGATATGGATTAACAGAGATCTTGCCAAACATGGTGATCTTCAATACATATTAAATAATGATCATTACAAACCTTCATTTGAATATCAAGAAACATTTAACTTTCTTGCTTCTGATAAAATTTCTGTATTCACCGATGGTACATTCACACCTAAGAACATACAGATAATGTATATGAGATATCCAGTGTATATAAATAAGACAGGATATATTATGTTAGATGGTCTTCCATCATTTGATCAAGACTGTGAGCTTGAATTATATTTAGAAGATGAGTTGTTAGATCTTACAGTACAAAATCTAGCAATGTATACAGAGAATCAATCTGCTGTTCAAAATGCAGCATATAGAATACAAACAAACGAATAAACTATTAATTTAAATAAATAAACAATGGCTGATTTTTCATTAACCACAGTATTTGTGGTTCCAGTGGGGCAAACAACACTCCCTAGCTCTGGTTCGATTTCAACACAAAACTTGACAGCTGGTCAAGTAGGTATCTTCAACAGTGCATATTCTGCAGTTGATGCCACTTCTATTTTAACAACTCCATATTTTTATGTAGCTCAAGGTAGAACAAACACCTATCTTCAAGGATCTAAAAGATCTGATAGAATTGCAGGTGGAGCAGTATCTCTTACAGGAAGTGCTCAAGTAATTAGACCTAATGGTTCTAATGTAACAGAATGGTATAAAGTATCAGGATGTCCAACAGCTGCTAACCAAATTACTGATGTAACTAATTTCACTGTACAATGTGGAGAAACTATCACGTTAACTTTGCGTGCTCATTCTTCTTATATTGATACATTGTATTTCAATGGTTTCACTCGTTCAGTAACTATCCAAGCTCCTTGTTGTGATTGTGATGCTAACCCATGTGATGATGTAAGTGATGACACTATCATCAATGAATTGATTTATCAATTAAACTTGAAAGCTCCAGGAAATAACCCTGATAACATTTCATTCTCTACATTCTATACATTTGAAAATATAGGTGGAACAATTTTACGTATTACAGGAAAACCATTAACTCAATATGGCCAACCTTGTGATATTGCAGCGTTCCCTTTTGAATATGACAGAATGTCTTTCAGAACGTTTGTATATGCTGGTCCAGCTACTACTGCTGACTTTATTGTTGCTGATGCTTGTAACTTTGTTGCTCAACCTATCATCACACAACGTGCTTCTTATGCTACTGGTACATCTGCAGAAATTGCTCAATTAGAGAAAAACTTCTATAGCTACCAAGCTGGGTATTTGAAACACCTTTACAGAATGAATGGATACAATGAGAACTTTGAATCTTGGGTATCTACTGGTGTTACTTATGATACATATTATATCAAATTCAATGAGTATGATAAATCTGCATACCAATGGGGTGATTACATTTATGAAGATGCAACAGTAATTATTGCTGCTCCAAACTCTGTAACAAGTGGTATTTCTGCTGCAATCTCTACTGTATTAGAAGCTGCTTTAGGAACTGTTGTTGATCAAGGTGCTCCTTGTATCACTACAACAACTACTACATCTACTGCTGCTCCATCTACTACTACTACAACTTCTACTCTTATCCCTTAAGACTAAGAAGAAGTAATAAATATTATTAAATAACCTATGCCAGGGGAAAGAGGATATCACTCATATTCCTCTGGCATATTTATTAAAAAAACATGGCAAACTTACAATTAGATATATTAGTAGTCCCTACTTACAGTGTACTTACAATTGGTGTTGCAGATGCTTCTGTATATCCTACCAATCCTCCAGTGGTCTCAGCACCATCTATTGAGATTGATATTCCAGGATTCGGAACCAAGATTTTACCTTTTGTTCCTAATCAACTCAATGTATTTACATCATCTAATTTAGGAATTACAGAAGTTGGTTGTAATCAACCTCTTCCTGATGGAGTATATAGATTAAGATATTCTGTTGCTCCAGCATATGCAAACTATGTTGAAAAAACAATATTACGTGTTGATAGACTTCAAGAGAAGTTTGACAATGCGTTTTTACAATTAAATATGATGGAGTGCGATAGAGCCCTTAAAACTCAATCTAGCGTAACATTAAATACAATTAACTTCTTTATTCAAGGAGCTATTGCAGCAGCTAATAACTGTGCAGAATTTGAATTAAATACATTATATGCTCAGGCAGATAATATGTTAGATAACTTTTTAAGAACCAACTGTGGTTGTTCTGGTAACAACTACCAAATAAACTTTTATTAATTATGGCACAATGTTCAAGCTGTGGAGCTAATGTAGGGTGCGGTTGTCAATTGACAAACGGAGTGTGTGCACATTGTGCATCTAAAATAAATAAATAAAATTGATATTATGTTATCACCAAGACTAACAAATTGTCCTGAATGTGCAAACATTCCTGATTTACTTAGAAAAATAAATTGCAAGTTAGCAGAGCTTGGTAATAGTTTGTATAACAACATTTCATATATGTTGAACCAACCTATACCTGCTGGTGATATTCTTCAATTAATAGCATATAGAAGGATACTTACTCACAAGTATATTAATCCTGATTATGTTTATAATTATTCTGTAAACATGATTGCTAGTAGAGTGATACGTCTTACAGTGGGATGTGTTAGTAGATGTAATGAACCATTACCTTGTTTAGAGGTTCCTTGTGATATTACAATAGTTTCTAATCCAACCACAACAACAACAACAACTGTTTAAATCTTTTAAAATAAATAATATGTCCAATTGCTCAAATTGTTATAACGGATGTACAGAGATTGTCTCTGACAGATGTGTTAAATATACAGGAATAGATGTTCCTGTCCTAGGAATTCAAACTGGTGATTCTCTATCATTTGTAGAACAAGCATTGATTACATTCCTTGTATCAACATTAGATGGTACAGGAGTGAAGATAGATCTTGGAACTACAGTGGTGTGCGAAGTTGTAAATAAATATCTACCAACATGTGGAGATCTTTCTATTGTAGATATATCAAAAGCTCTTATAGAAGCTGCTTGTGATCTTCAAGAACAAGTAGATGCTATTGTAGCAGAACTTGCTATATTGAATGCTGATTATACAATTGGATGTTTAACAGGAGTTACAGCTTCTTCAGATACACATGCTATTGTACAAGCTACAATTAATAAAGTTTGTACATTAGGAGTTGATTTAGCAGCATTGACATTAGAATTAAGAAACCAATATGTACCTATTACTGCTAGTCCAGGTCACCCTGGAGTTAATGATTATATTCAATCATATTTAGATTCATTAGGTATATTCACTAATTATTATAACAGAATGGTTCCTTATACTGTAGTTGAATATTACGGTTTATTATCTGGACCAGGAACACCTAACTTTGATGGTACAGGAGCAGGTACAGGAGATTGGGATAAAATTTATTTATGTAATGGAGAAAATGGTACACCAGATAAAAGAGGTGTAGTTGGTGTAGGTACTACAGATGGGTCTATGGGTGGTTTAACACTTCCTACTAGAACAAATCCTAGTACAGTTGGTAATCCTAGTTATGCATTAAATTCTGCATATGGCAATAATACTACAACATTAGTAATTGGACAAATACCAGATCATACTCATACTGCCACTGTAACTATAGTTGATCCTGGACATAAACATATTGAAGGATTTGGAGGAACAAACTCTACTGCTGCTTATGGTGTTACTGCTGCTCCTATAGCTAGTAATATAAATCAACAAAGTGGAACAGGTACAGCAAATCATGCTTATACTAGTACAGAATTTACAGGATTAAATGGAACAAATGTTACAGTTGTTAACTCTAACATAGGAGGAAGTGGAGCACATACTAATATTCAACCAGTTTTACCTTGTTACTATATTATTTATATACCTTAATAAATCAATAAGATGGCATATCCATATTTACCAGTAAATCCTTGCTGCACAGATGTAGTTTTAAATAGTCCTTGTGGATGCAGTTCTACAATCACTAATAGTGGTTGTCATAGCAATGATCCATGTTCAACTAGTTTAACTGCTTCTAGTACTATTGTTTATAATGGTCCTGCATTATCATGTATAATAGCTGAACCATGTGATACACTTAATGTGATATTGCAAAAGATTGATGAAATTATATGTAATCTATTAACACAGATTAACACATTAAACATTCAAGTTAATAATTTAAACTCACAGATAATAACTATTAATAGTGAAATAATTAATATATATAATACATTAGATGTATGTTGTGTTATTACAACCACTACTACTACTACTCAATTTGTAGCTCCTTGTGAAGGTTTCTTATTAACAAACACTGGATTAGATACATTAGCTATAATTATAACTGATTGTGTTACTGGATTGCCAGAAGCTATAATATTATCACCAGGAGATACAGAAATTTGTGTTGAAACAGATAGTCCTTTAGTTGTTCCAGGAACAGTAGTCGCAACACCAACAGGTCCTTGTAATACTTCCACTACAACAACAAGTTCTAGTTCTACTACTACCACTACCACTACAATCTTTATTCCATGTGAATGTCTTACATTTACTAATACAGATAATGGTCCAACAGTTTATGAAATTGAATATGAGAATTGTCTTGGAAATACTATTGCTACTACAATTTCTTCATCTGAAATAATCAAAGTTTGTGGATGCTGTGGTTTTTCTAATAGTGAATTAGTAACAATATCAATTGGGGGTAATTGTGTTGATGGAGAATGTCCATTAGTATTAAATGATTGTTCAATATTAATAAATTCTGTTAATGGAGACATTATTGGATATGATGTAGATACAAATCAAAGTGTAGTTTTAACTAATCTTCCTTTTAGTAATGATATAGCAAATACAGATACTAAAATGTGGATATATGATAATATGACTCAATTAGTTTCAGAATATGATATTACAATTAATCCTTGGACTTCTTCATTTAATAAAAATATTTCTTTCCCATTTGGTGTAACTTTTGGTGCAGGACTAGGTGCTATTTCTAATACAAAACTATTAACAACAAATACATTATTAACACCACAACCAATTATTGAAGTTACTATAACTGGAACTACATCTGCTGTAACTTCTACAATTGCTAATTTAGATTCTGGATATCAGATATCTGGAGATTTATTATTAACTACAACAGGGAAAGTTATATGTTTAACAAATTCTGCAACTACATATAAATTAGTACAATATGATAAAGTAACAGGAATAAAAGAAGCAGAAGTTACTATTAACTCATTTATTGGTTCTGAATTTCCTCTTGGGTTAGTTGAAAGTAATAGTAAAATATATATTTTATGTAGTGCTGGTTCAGTTTATGAAGTAAATTTAAATAGCCCTTATGGATTAACATTGGTTAATGTTGGAGACTTTACAGTATCAGGAGCATCGCAATCTCCAGAATGTGCTACAGTAAATTTAATTCCAACCACTACTACAACTAGTACAAGCACAAGTACATCTACTAGTAGTAGCACTACAACAACTACTACTACATGTAATCCTATTTTTGAAGCAACTAATTATAGTGGTGTTACATATAGAAATGGTGATCCTATACCAGAAGTTACTGATAATGCTACATGGGCAGCTTTAACTACTGGAGCATGGTGCTATTATAATAATGATTCTGCGAATGAACCTATTTATGGAAGAATGTATAACTGGTATGCTGTTAATGATCCTCGTGGATTTGCACCATTAGGTTATCATGTTCCTTCAGCTCAAGAACTTCAATGTTTAATTGATATATGGGGAGGAGATGCTGTTGCAGGTGGAGCTCTTAAAGAAGCTGGAACTACTCATTGGTTAGCTCCTAATACAGGTGCTACAAATAGTAGTGGCTTTACAGGCCTTCCAGGAGGTATAAGAAATGGAACTTTAGGACTTTTTGGAAATTTAACTTATTTTACTGGTTTATGGGGATCAGATAGTTTAAGTATAGGACAAGCACCATTTTTAGATCTAACTTGGAATTTAGCTTCTACATTTGTATCAGATACAACTAAAGATGATGGATTATCAGTAAGATTAGTACAAGATTAATTTAAACCAAAATATAAAAATGGCTGATTGCTCTGAAATAAACAATACAACAATAATAGGAACGAGTGCTGTCTTATATGATAGCACTCCACTTCCTTGTACAGGTATACAAACTAATGATGGTTTGAATACAGTTCTTGATAAATTAAATACTATTATATGTAATGTTAAAAATAGTGTAACTGAACTTACAGAGAATGTAACAAATATTACTGAGGATGTAATGATTATATCAGAAGATGTAATTGATATAAACAATCAACTTAATATATGTTGTCCAACTACTACCACTACAAGTTCAAGTTCAACTAGCACTTCTACTTCTACTTCAACTTCTACCTCAACTAGCACTTCTACAAGTACATCAACATCTACCAGCACTTCTACAAGTACATCTACAAGTTCTTCAACTACTACTACCACTACAACAATACTTGTTCGTTGTTATCGTATAGAATCTTGTAATACAGGAACAATTAGATTTTCTATTTTCAATGGAGTTTATTCTATAGGTGATAATGTACATTTTACAATACCACCAACTCCTCCTTTTGTAGATTGTGGAGTAATTATAGATGATAATTCTTATGTACCAGCACCAGACGTAACTATTCAAGGTGTAAATGATCCTATATTACAATGTGATGATATTGATAATTGTACAGTTTAAAATAAACCAATAAATAAAATAATATGACAGCACTAATAACATTAACAACAGCTGGAGCTGATTCAGGTCCTTTCAATCTATATTCAAATATTGATGGTTATACGTCAGCATTTGAATCAGGAGTTAGTAAATCGGCATTGCTAGCAGGATATTCTTCTTCAGTTGTTCCTGATTATACAACAATAGTAAGAATACTTTCTACAGGAGTATGTACTAATTATATTGATGTAACATTAACATCACCAAGTACAACAACCAGCACAAGCACAAGTACTTCTACTAGCACTACTACTACTACAACTACTAGTATATAATAGTAACTAATAATAAAAAACTTTGTTTTGTTGGTTTTACAAAGTTTCTCCTCAAGATTTTCTTGGGGAGTTTTTGTTTTATAACTAATTTGATTATAAATAATTACAACTCTAACTAAAATTATTTGGATTATATAAAAACTATTGTTTATCTTTACGATATTTTTTAACTAATATAAATACATATGTCTGAGAATCAAAGCTTGTTGTACAGATTAGAAGAGTTGTTAACGCAAAAGAAGAGTAAAAAGTTCTATGCAGAGAAATTAGGAATAAGTGAATACGAAGTGAATGAGCTTCTTAAAGAGCTCAGAGAAAAAGATAATGAACCCCCAACTCCATATACATACAATACTTCTACAGGAGAAATTAGAAAAGTAAATGTTGAAAAAGGAACAATAGAAAGCACTGTCACTAGTGCATTTGAACCTAAAGATGATCTTGAGTTAGCTACGCTACATAAGATAAACCTAGATAAATACGTCATTACCAACTATTGGTCTAAGATGTTACCAAGTGGAAGCTTTACTTCCTCAGTCTTTTCAAAAAGAAAAGAATCAAAAGATTACTCCCCAGAAGACTTTGCTAAGTTTTTAGAAAACTACAAACCAAATAATATATCAATTACTAAAAAAGATCTCACTGCTAATAAAGATTATGTAGATGTAGAAATATCTATAGCTGATTATCATTTAGCTAAGAGAACAGTAGATGGTGATAATGATCCAAAAACAAGAGCTTTAAGATATTTCAATGTGGCTCAATCTTTGATCTGTAAAGTGAGAGCTAATTATAATATAAACACTGTAGTGTTGCCTATATCAAATGATTTCTTTCATACTGATAACTATCAACACCAAACTACACAAGGTACACCACAAGATACAATAATGGATTATAGTTCTGAATATGAATTAGGATTTGCTGTTCTTGTAGATACAATTAATATGTTGAGACAACATGCTAGTGAAGTTACTGTTGTTCTTGTACAAGGTAATCATGATAGAACTAAATCTTTTTATTTAGCACATGCATTAGATGTTTATTTTAAAGATGCTCTGGATGTAGAGTTTATTAGAGAGCATTCAGTTATTAAAGCAAAGGTTTTAGGTAATACATTTATAGGATGGCATCATGGTAATTGTAAATTAGATGATCTTCCTTTATTGTTTGCAACACATCCAGAATATAGTCATTTCTTTGGTAATGCTAAATACAGAGAGATACATACAGGAGATAAACATCACTATATGGCTAAAGAAGTCAAAGGTGTAAGAATACAACAAATGCCCAGTTTGTCTGGTACAGACCGTTGGCACTTAGATAATAACTTCGTACATTCAGTACGAGCAGCTCTAGCTTTAGTTTATGATAGTAAGCTAGGAAAAGTAGCAGAGTTCGAAACAAGAATATAAATTATGGCAACATTAAGAAAATTAGTATCAGATGTTAGAAGTGTCCACAAGATACTTTCTACAGATTCATTAATAACAGATAGAGCAATTGCATCTGAGATAAGAAACAACTCTTTGTTATTAATCAAACGTGAGACAAATCTTAGAAAGCTTTGGGCCACTGATACATTATTTACTACCATTCCTTGTTTAGAGATGATAGAAGTATCTATTTCTGAATGTTGTAACTATGTAGATCCTTGTTCTATAGCTAGAACTAAATTTAAACTTCCACGTATATCAGAAGGTAATTACCAATATGTAATACAAGGAGTTTATTCTATTAATGCTATGAGTGGTAAAGGAAAGAAGTTAAAAGAAATATCTATTAACAGATATTTAAACTTACTTAAACTTCCTGTAATCAAGAATGAAGAATACTTCTGGATTACTAATGGATATTTATATGTAAACAATCCTTTGCTTAGAGCCATTAGATTTGTTGCATTCTTTGAAGAAGATGTAGATAATGATCTTATGTATCCTGAATGTGGATGTGGTACACCAGATTATACAAATGAACAGTTATGTATGAATCCATTAGATAAAGAGTTTGCTCTTCCTGGATACTTAGAACAACAAGTGTTACAACTTACATCTCAAAAACTATTATCTACATATTTTAATATTAAAACAGATACTAGTCAAGAAGGAATAGATGGACAAGCACCAAACTCAAAACCAACTAATTAATATATGTCAAGAGTTAAAATAGATTGGAGATCTTCTAGTAAAGATAACTATATATTGTTTTGTAAAAAACATCCATCTATAAAACTAACATATGATGAGTGGAGAAATATATTGTACACTTGGAATGAATCATTTAAAGAGTATATATTAGAGACAGGTGATAAAGCAAAACTACCTTATGGATTTGGAGAGTTCTCTATTAATAAAAAGAAAAGAAGAAAAATAAAACTAGCTAATGGAAAAGAATTTGTTAACTTACCAATTGACTGGCAAAAAACTAAAGAGAAAGGAAAAGTTATTTATAATTTTAATTATCATACGGAAGGTTATTTTTTTGGTTGGATGTGGTTTAAAACCTCAGCACGCTTTAAGAATTCTGACCTGTGGTATTTCAAACCTTCTAGACTTACATCAAGACTTCTATCACATTACTTAAAAACCAGCGATAAGTATCAACATTTATATCATGAATGGAAAAAATAATAAACTATGAGTTACTATTATAAATATGCTTTCGTAAGCCCAGAACCTGTTTATTCAACTGTCAAAGAAGAATTAAAATCTTACTTTGATACAGGTGCTGTGGATGATCTTTTATTTCCTACTTACTTAGACAAAGCTCTAAAGAAGTTAGGAAGAACTACCTATGTAATTACAGATGAAGTTTTGTTTATTGAAGACTTTCAAGCTAGACTTCCTGATAACTTTTATGCTGTTAGAGAAGCATGGATGACTACAGAGGTAGCTGGTTATCCATATCAATCAGCTAATTCATTTTATTCACAAGCAGCTTCAGCTACCACTATACAAGTGGCCCCATTAACTATTGGAGGAACACCTTGTAATAATCCTGGTTGTCAAAATTCAAACTGTGATGGTACATGTATGCCTGTGTTAGTACAAGCTGTATATAAGACAAACAATAGTGTAGCTAGAGGATTTACTCATAACTATTTACTTAAGCCTGGAAATATCTCTGCAAGACAAAACTGTGGAGTGGAATATACAAACAACTGGGACTTCTATGCTGAAGCTCCTCCTATTCATGAATTCACACCTGGTGCTGCTAGCTATGATTCATTTGATATACGAGATAATAAGTTTGTAACTAATTTTAGAAATGGTGTTGTTCATTTAATATTCTATGCTACAGAATATGATGAGATAGGAAATCAATTGATTCCTGATAACTATCGTATTAGAGAATATGTAGAAGCATTCCTTAAGTTTAAGATATTTGAAACTCTTACAAATCAAACTAATGATGAAACTTTTAATCAGTTACAACAGAAGTTGATGTATCATAAACAAGCTTATGAAGAAGCTTATATTATGGCTGAGATTGAAATGAAGAAACAAACTCCTTGGGAGAAACAAAGAAGGATCAAGAATGATCTTAACAGATTTAATATGTATGAACTTCCTAACCGTACTAATAGATATGGTAGAAGACGTAATAATTAATATATACCATGGCTGAAGAACAAAAACAAGGTAATGTAAGACTAGAATATAATAATGGTACTGTTGGTTTAAACATGGATCAAACTTTGAACCAAATTAAACCAGGTACATTAACCTATGCTTTAAATGCTGCTTTAGAAAACTTTGATGCCAGTTCTGTTAATTATCAGAATGAACAAGGTAATGAGTTCTGTTTACAGTTTCCATCAGGATATCATTTAATAGGAACACATTTTATTGCTGAACAAAATAAACATATATTCTTTATAACTAATCCTGAACTTGAAAATAGTCAAATAGGATATATGGATAATAATGATTGTATATATAATATATACATAGAAGCTCCTTGTCTTAACTTCAATGTTAAATATCCTATACATAAAATAGTACATAAGATTACTAATTGTGGTACAGAGATATATTGGACAGATGGTTATAATCCAAGAAGATATTTAGATCTTAATAATATTCCATTTGTTTTAGCTCCCTTATCTCAATTTTGCTCTCCTACATATACAGATGAAATTGATTGTAATCAGTTAAAGATGCAGCCTAATTTTAACATTCCTGAATTAAGTATTATAGATGTTACAACAGGAGGAGAGTTAATTGCAGGTACATATCAGTTTGCTATTCAATATGCTGATCCAGCTGGTAATCCATACACATCTTATTATTCTGTTACTAATCCTACACCTATTGCTGATATATTTCTTACCACTGTTAATTTTAATTATCCAGTAGGTAAATCTATTGTTGTTAATATTAACAACCTAGACATATCTGGTCAATTTCAATATTATAATCTTGCTGTAATTAAAACAATAAATGATATCACTTCTGTTGAATTGGTAGGAACTTATTTTATTAATAATGACAATATGCAAATAACTTACACTGGTCAAAATGTTGAACAGGAACGTTTAGTTATTGCTGATATATTTGAAAAATATCCATACTATGATATTGCACAAGATTTAACAGCTGTACAAGATATTCTTGTATGGGATAACCTTACATCTATAGATAGAATTAATTATCAAAAAATAGCATCAGGTATAAATCTATTATGGGAAACTTATAAGATGCCTGCAGATGAAGACTATTCAGATGAATTAAATGCTACAAACTTACGTGGGTATTTACGTGATGAGGTGTATGCATTTGAAATAGTATTTTTATTAAAGAATGGAAAACAAACAGATGGTTTTCATATTCCTGGAAGAGCATTAAGTGTTAATGAACTTTCTAAACCAAATATTGAAATAACTGATCCAGACTTTATTGGAGAACCTGAACCAGACACCACATATAGCCCATATTGGAAAATATATAATACAGCTTCTGTTATTGGAGCTGCTACTGGAATTAAAATTGGAAATGCTACACCGTATGAATATGGTGAGTTTGCTTATTGGGAATCTACAGAAGTTTATCCTTGTAATGTAGATGTATGGGGTGATCTTGCAAATACACCTATTAGACATCATAAGTTTCCTGATGTATTAGTTTCTCCACATTATGAATCAGCAATGTTTGTTGATTCTAAATCTATGGTTATGCAGAATGATTCTGTTTTTCCTATAGGAGTTAAACTAGATGTACAACAAGTTCAGGGATTAATTAATTACTCTGATCTTACAAAAGAACAAAAATCTGAAATTGTTGGATTTAAAATTGTAAGAGGTAATAGAAGTACAAATAAATCTATTGTAGGAAAAGGTATATTAAGAAATGTTGGAAAATATACAAGAGAAGATCAAGACTTTTATTATCCAAATTATCCATACAATGATCTTGAAGAAGATCCTTTTATAAATGGAGATAATAATTCATATAATCAAGAATGTGTTGCATGGTTAGTATTATGTTATGAAGATGGAGAATTAGAATATACAGATTGTAATACATTTGATAAGGTTAGAATGCCTATGGTTAAAGGCTTTTCTTCAACTTCAAATTCAGTTTGTAATGCATACTGGTATGAGTTTTGCTCTATTGGTAAACCTAGGACTATTACTGGTGAAGCAGCAATAGGTCCTGCTAATTTTGATGTTGTTAAAATTCCTTGGTGGGGAGCTGGAGTAAATGGGGGAACTAATCCAAGAGGACTCACTGCAGAATGGGTTATTGGTTTATTATATAATCGTAATGATATTGTTGAAGGTGTAGCTGAACAATGGATTCCTGGAGATGATGATTACCAAGATGGAGGTGCAAACACTTATGCAACAACTGTTGTTGATGGAAATGTTTATATAAAAAATCATTTTCCTACATTATTTCCATTATCTGAAACAATGGAATCTCCTGTACAAGCACTTAATACAGTAGGATATTGTTTAATAAAAAATAATAATGGATATCAATATGATCAAAATGGTCAATTAGCATTTGGAATAAATTTCTATAAAGGAAGAAGATCTACATTAATATGTGGTGAATCATTTCCTTTAAAAGGAATGAACACAGAAGCTTCTCAATATAGACAAGTATTTAATTCTCCAGAAACTTCATTTGGCCAACCATTTTTAGGACAAGTATTAAAATTAGAAAATGTGATGTTTGGTAGAGGAAGAGCACATTTTGTACAAGTTAAAAATAATGCTAAATATAAACTTCTTTCTAAAGAAGCACAGATAGATGCTTTAAATAGTTCAGCTGAAATTGCAGCAATAACAACTGGTCAGTTTAATGCCACTGCTATGTTTACAGCATATCAAGCATATTTAACTATTTATATAAATGGTATTACAAGAAAGAATTATGCTTATTCATATAACTCAAGAGCTAATTATGATTATAGTGCTGATGTAGAAAATGGACTTGGTATTAAACAAAGACCTATTGATATAGTTAATTATTTAATTCCTGTTGTACAATCTGTAGGAGAAGCTGGGGGAATTAATATTAATAATTATCAAAGAGAATCTTCTGTATATATAAAAACAAAAGAAACAAACTTTGATAATCCATTAATTCCACTTCCTTATCCTAGTAAAACAGATAGTCTTTTAGATCCTAGTGGAAATAGTATTGTAACTGATAAATCAAGACTTACTATTAGTGGAAGTAATGTATGTAATACTCCAGCAAAAGAACAAGATATTAGTGTTGTATCATATTATGCTTCATTAAAAAATATATTTGTTAACCAATGGGGGCAAATATATTCTTATGAAACAATTGATACAGGATATCAAATAGATTTAAATTCTGGTAGTTTAGTTTCAGATGTTGTATTTGGTGGTGATACATTCATTTCTAAATTTGCATTTAAAACAAAACTTCCTTTCTTCTTTGATAATAGAGTGGGAGCTCCTGATGATAGTGATATATTTTATGATGAGATTGGTAATGTAGGTTACCCAAAATATTGGCACTCTGCTAGATCTGTACTAGAAAATTATTTAGCAGGAAGTACATTAATGGCAAATATTATTTCATTTAAAGCTCATAACTTTGATTGTCCTAATGATCCCTCTTTAATTCCTCCACCTGCACTAGATCCATTAAATCAAGTTTCAGCAAATGCATCATCTAGAAGAACTTTCTATGATGGATTCTTTTATCTATTTGCTTATGGAGTACCTAACTTTTATTGTGAGAGTTCTTATAATGTAGATCTTAGACAAGCATTTAATAATAGAGAAGGAGATTTCTGGCCTCATGTATCAACAGGTATTCCTGATGATTGGTTTCAAGAAAGCTATGTAACTATTGCTCAAGATAATACATATAATTATAATATTACTTATTCAAAACAAAATAAAGAAAATGTATTTACGCATCTTCCTCCAGATTGGAAGTCTCAATTCTGTTTTACATATTATCCATTTAGAGCCATTTATTCAGATCCTCAAGAAACTAATGCTGATAATAGAGTTAATAACTGGTTAAGTTATTCAGCATTATCATCTTATGACTTTCCTCAAAATTATGGAGGACTTATATCATTAGATGGTATTCAAAATAAAGCTGTACTTGCTAGATTTGAAAACAAATCATTATTGTATAATAATTTATTGACAGTTAATACAAGTAATCCACAAGCTGCATATTTAGGTAATCCTAATTTATTTGCAGGAGCACCTCCTATAGACTTTGCAGAAACAGATCTTGGATATGTAGGAAGTCAAAACAAGTTCTTGTTAAAGATTCCTCAAGGACAAATAACCATTGATGCTAAAAGAGGACAAGTGTTTTTAATTTCTGGAACTCAATCAGTAGACTTATCTGCATTTGGTTCAGGTATGAATAGATTCTTTACAGATCATTTAGCATTTGAAATTATTAGATATTTCCCAACTACTCAGACTATGATAGATGGACAATTAATAACTATTCCAGGAGTTGATACAGATAATAATTTTAATGGATTAGGACTTCATGGTGTGTATGATAGTAAGTTTGATAGAATTATAATTAGTAAACTTGATTATATACCTTTAGATAATAATATAAAATACGATTATACAACAAAAACATTTTACATAGAGGATGTAATTAATGATGTTGTAATAAAAACAGAAGTTTATTTAACAGATCCTGAATATTTCTGTAATAAGAGTTGGACTATTTCATTTAATATGAATACAAAAACTTGGGTATCTTTTCATAGTTATATACCTAATTGGTACATAGGAGAAAATAACTTTTTCTATTCTGGTATTAATGGATGTTGCGATGATCTTGATGTTGCTACAAGTTTTACTGCTCTTGTAGGAATTAATACAGGAAAACCTGCTCTAACAACAACATCATCAACATCAATGTCACCACCACTATTTACAACAACCACTACAACTACAGAAGCTTTAGATTGTATATTAGAAGGAGAAGTAATAATTACAAATTGTATATTAGATGGAGCAGGAGTAATTACAGTTCCTCCAGTACCAACTACAACTTTATGTGCAAGATCTTCAGATTTTAATTTTATAGCTTTCCTATATACAGGATATCAAGTTGATGTAAATCCTCCAGTTGTTTCAACAGGAAGTCTTGAAGATGTATGTAATGCAATAGCATTTTCTAAAACTGATAATCCTTCTATTACAACAGTTAATTTTACTGCAAGTGTATTAACTCCTTCTTTATTTACAGGACAGGTACTTGTTATTGGAGAATTAGTATATTATGATTATTTTTCAAATGATTGTACACTAGTACCTGATGGTTGGTATTTTAATGGACAAAGTCTTTCAGAAGATAGTGGTTCTATGTATAATGCAGCTTACCATATTGTAGATGGAGTTGTTACAGAAATACAAGATTGTGATTGTGCAACTACTACAACTACAACTACTATACCACCAGATGTACCAGAATGTTGTGGAATATTATTTAGTTCAAATGATTCAATCTATTTTAAAAACACAATTGATAATATGATTAGTCAATTAACAGTACCTGGATATGTATCATCTTTAGGGATAGCTATGACAGCTAATTACTTATGGTCTATTGATACTGATATAAAACAATGGGATATTGATTTAACTCCATTTAGTGCTACATATAATAGAGCAATTTCTTTTCCAGCTGGTTTCACTACATCATCAGGAATAGTTGCTTTAAATAGTACAATATTAATTGCTGTAAATGATACACCATCTCCAGAGAAAGTTGTAGAAATAGATGTTACAGATCTTATAGGAGTTAAAACAGATGTAATTACATTACAAGTAGATAGAGCATCACAAGGTAATATGTTATATACAACAGAAGGTAAACTTATTATTCTTAGTCAAGATGTTACAACATCTGATTATTATATAACACAATATGATTATGCTACAGGTACACTTGAAATAGATATTAATATTACAATTCCTACAATTGGTAATCCAGTTTCTTTATTTGAATGTGATTGTAATTTATATATAACAAACACAGCAGGTATTGTATTCTTAATAGACAAACTAAATCCTTATGATATAGTTGAATTAGATCCTTTAGGTATTTCTTCGATTAGTTCATCAACACAAGTTAGTAGTTGTGTTACAGTTTCATTATTAGAAAATATAATAATAACAACCACCACAACAACCACTCTTTAATATGACAAAAGTTATAACCATAAAGTTAACAAAATCAGGATCAGGATCTGGTCCTTTTAACATCACTGATGAATTTGGTAATGTTATAGCTACTGATGTACCTAAAAGAATTCTTATTAGGGGAATTAGTTATGTGGTTGATTCTGCAGTTACTATGTTAACTATTGAATCTACAGGGAAATGTAAAATAAAAAAAACATTTACTTTGACTAATTTTAATAGTGAAGAATATTCTCAAGCAACATATATACAATCTGTAACAGCTTGTTTGTGGAGACACTTAACTAATATAAGTCTTTACAATACATTCTATGGAAATATACAACCATACATAATTGAGTATCCTTTTTCATATCAATTCCAAGATGAAATCTTACAGAATGTAAAAGACTACACTAGAGCATTTGAATATCTTCCAATATTTGATGGTGTCTTTGATGATAACACAAGAATAGAAACAAATGATAAATGGTTTAACAAAGCTATTCTATATAATGGACAACAGAGTTCTGGTGTGCTAGAGCTTGTGGCCAAACCTTTACATAACATGAAAGCATATATGCAATACCCTATTCTTAATGCTGAAAGCAAAACTATCACATATACTAAGAGTGATAACTTCTATCAGTATAATACATTCTGGGCTGCAGAGATAAGTTCTCAGATTCCATTGTTTAGAACAACTTGTGAAAGTCTTTCTATTGATAAGATAGTGAACCAAGCTAATATGGACTATGGTCCTAAGAGCTTTAAAAAAGCAACGCTAAGAGCAAAAGAATTAAAAGTGAGACATATACTTGATAACAGTTCAACAACACATCTAGTGAGTCAATTCATATTAACCCCTGCACAAATATCTTATAAATAATGACTGGTAAAGTAAAATGCACATGTGGTTGGTCATGGGACAAATCTGATTCTAGTAAGAAGGATATGTACATATGTCATGAGTGTGGTAGAGATAATTCTAACAACATGAAGAATGGTGGTTGGTTAGATAACTATAATGATTCACAAGCTTCTGCTCCTGAAGGAATGGAAGGAGATGGATTCTCTAATGTAGGTAGAAACTATTCTCCTGCATGGGGTGGTTCATTTCAAATGGGTGGTTCTGTCTATCCAGTTAATTATGTTCCTCAAGCACAGAATGGTAAATTAACTTTCTTACAACCTACTAGTGATAAGTTACCAGAAGGATATAGAATACCTTATGATACTCCTAGCACTGAAAGAGCTGGATCAATTGGTGGAGAAAATGGAGAACCTGCTTATTTAGTTCCTGAATTTAAATATGGTCATCCTATATATGATCCTATTGAAGAATTTAAAAGAACAGGAGAACATTTAGGTGGTCCATTTAAAACATGGCAAGAAGCTGATAAGTGGGAGAATGAAACTAGACATCCAGCAGTTGAGAAAGGAGAAAACATAATGTTCCCTCAAGAGAAATTTGCAATGGGTGGTTCTATTCCAGGAGCTGTAGGATTTACATATGCACGTACAAATAATCCTGCTCCTAGTAATGGGAAGTATGCAAAGAAAACAATGGCTAGTGCACAGAATGGTAAAGAGATGCAATATTATCAAGAGGGATTAGATTTTAAACCTAAGAGTATTAGTAAGAATGGAGGATGGTTATCTAAATATGATGTAGCACAAGATGGTGATTGGTTAGATAAATGGAGAGAGTCTCATCCTTCTGTAAGAAGTATGATAAATGATTCAATGAATAGAAAGATTCAAAAAAGTAAAGGTAAAGGTAAAGAAACTAAAGTTACACAAAAAGACAATACAAAAACTGTCACACCTAAGATAGGTAAAGTAGCAACAGCTAAAGAAAAAGAACAAAGAGCTATAGAAGAAAATAAACAAGCACAAGAAGCTTCAGAATTACAAGCACGCAAAGATTGGGTACAAGGAAGTATGGAAGAAGCTTATAAGTCTCCATTGATGTCTCCAGGATATTTCACTCCTGAAGGAATGGCAGTAGGTGCATTGCAAGGTGCAACAAAAATGGGACCTGATTTATATGAAGGTAATTACAAAGGTGCAGCAATGGATGCTTTAATGATGTTACCTATTGCAATTCCTGCTGCAAAAACATTAGGAAGAACATTAGGTACAGAAGAAGGATTATTATCTAAAGTGATGCCTAAACAAAATTATACTTTACCAGAAATTCCATCAGAACTAAATTTGAATGTTAATCAACCTAGATTTAATCAAGTAAGATCAGCTCCTAGAGTTAAGAAAAAATTAGTAAACCAATGGGAAGACAAACAATTAAATAATGGATTAATTGAACAAACTCCATTAAGAAAAGGAATTAATGAAGATGTTGTTAAAAAAGTTACTGTACCAGGTAAAGGTCATATAACTTTAAAAACATCAACAGATACTTCAGGTAATCCTGTTTATTATTTTAGTGCAGATGTAGCAGAAGGAGGATTAAGTGCAGGTAAGGCATATAAACATTTAGAACAATTTATACCTAAAGGATCAAAAATTCTTGAACAAAAATCTTTAAGTACTGACAGTTTTTATAATGTAATGCAAAGAGCAAAAAATCCTAAACAATTTACTTGGGTAGATGAAGGAAATTTTTTACCATTAAATAATGCAGGTAAAAATAAATTATTTAGTAATAGTGATAAAATAGTTCCAGGATCAACAAATGTAAAGTTTGAAAATTACAATGAAGCAGTTAAAGCTTTAAATGAATTTAATTCTAGAATAACAATTGAAGGAATGCCTAAAGCAAAACTATCAAAAATAGTTGATGACTTCCAACCAGTAGAAAATGGTCCATGGATTAAAAAAACTACATTTGGTATTGATACTCCTAATATTGGATTAATAAAAGAATATAAACAAGGAGGAATCATTAAAGATGATATGGGATATTGGAATCCTAATAACTGGGGAAAAGATGTTGAAATAGATCAATCAGATCCTGATTCTTTTATTGATATGGAAGGAGTATATGAACCTTTATTA